TTGATAGTTTTAGAAAATGGAAGAAAGATCAAAATGATAACAGGAACATTTAATAAAATACCACGTAAAAAGAATAGTCATGGATATGGTTGGGCAAGAACGTGGTCAGAGAATTTAGGAGTTGATATCAATCACGATGCAGATATTGTAGAAGTGTTATATCTCGATCATGGTGTAAATTTTGGAGGATCTCTAAATTTATTTTCTGGATTTGATGATAAATTAGAACAAAGAATAAACAACTTTTTAGAAGCAAAAGTATTGTATTCTTTAGATATCGATATGCCAGATTATGGTGCAATGCTAAAATGTAGGAAAGATGTAAAAGATAAAGATTGGTGTGATACTGTTACAGAAAAATGTAAAACTGCTATAACACTACGTTCAACAGATATGTTAGATATGAGACATTTAACGATAGGTGATTCTCATACTGCAGCTTATGCTCCGTTTCGATCGATGGTAATTAAAACAGATGGACTTACATTAAATGGACAAATACAAACTAATTTTGAATATGTTAGAAAACATCTTGAGCAATGTGAAAACCTAGAAAGAGTTACACTATCGTTTGGTAATATTGATATAAGACATCACGTATGTAGATTAAATGCAAATATAGAAGAAATGTTAACTAAATTTCATATGTTTGGAAAAGAATTAGAACATCATGGATTAATCGTTGAATATTCAACTCCATGGCCAATAGAACACGAAGAACGTAAATTACCCAAAACGGGCTACTATAAAGGTAAACCATTTTGGGGATCACGCGAAGAAAGAATTCAAGCGTTGAATGAGTGGATCCGTATAATGGACGAACTTAAAATGCAAAGAGTAAAGTATCCTGAGGAATGGTTACTTTTAAACGGTGAACGGTTTGCTAAAGAAAAAATGGAAAGCGTTTCATCAGTGCATCTCTCTCCAGAGATGTATAGAAGAAAAGAATGGGGAAATAACCATGTACAATTATCCGATTTTATGGTATAATATGCCCTGTATAAATAAATTAATGAGAGAAATATGCCAAGTATAGATTTAACACCTAGGAAAAGACATCCTAAAGATAAAAGACCATCAAAGCCTATGCCCTTCGATGTTGGATTGAGAAAGTTCAAGAAAGCATGCGAAAGAGCTGGGATTGTTCAAGAAGTTCGTAGAAGAGAATACTACGAAAAACCTACTGCGAAACGCAAAAGGAAAAAAGCCGAAGGAATTGCAAGATGGAGAAGGCAAGAAAGAGATATGAGATTAAAACCACAAAAGAACCACTGGAGGTAAAGTATGGGTATAATGGATAAATTGAAAAAGAATTCTAAAATTAAAACAACAGAAGTGTTGCAAGATTCGGTATTCTTTCAGGAACAAGATGTAGTAGTTACAGAAGTTCCAATGGTAAACGTAGCTTTATCAGGTGATATAGATGGAGGACTAACTTCTGGTTTAACAGTTTTAGCTGGTCCATCGAAGCACTTTAAAACAAGCTTTGCGTTAATGATGGCAGGTTCTTATTTAAAAGAACATGAAGATGCAGTATTATTGTTTTATGATTCAGAATTTGGATCTCCACAATCATACTTCGAATCTTTTGGTATAGATACTAGTAGAGTATTACATACTCCAATTACTGATGTTGAACAATTAAAATTTGATTTAGTTAATCAACTAGAAGAATTAGAAAGAGATGATAATGTAATTATTGTTATCGATTCTATTGGTAATTTAGCTTCTAAGAAAGAATTAGAAGATGCACTAAATGAAAAAGGTGTAGCAGATATGTCAAGAGCAAAAGCTCTTAAAGGATTATTTAGAATGGTAACACCATATCTAACAATGAAAAACATTCCTTTATTAGCTGTTAATCATACATATCAAGAAATTGGTTTATTTCCAAAAGCTATCGTTAGTGGTGGTACAGGAATCTATTATTCAGCAGACAATATTTGGATTATAGGTCGAAGACAGAATAAACAAGGAACAGAAATAAAAGGTTACGATTTTGTAATCAATGTGGAGAAATCAAGGTTTGTTAAAGAAAAATCTAAAGTACCTATCCAAGTTAGCTGGGAAGGTGGTATTGAGCGCTACAGCGGTTTGTTGGATGTTGCTCTTGCTGGTAATTACGTTGCTAAGCCTTCTAATGGTTGGTATTGCAGAGTTGATCGTGAGACTGGAGAGTTGGTCGATCCGAAAGTTAGAGAGAAAGATACTCTTCTCGAAACTTTTTGGACACCGATATTTGAAGGCACGGATTTCAAGAAATTCATCAAAGGTCATTACCAAATCGGACATAAGCCCTTATTAGATATTAGTATTGATGAGGAAATAGATCAAGAAGATGTATAATATTACTGATAAAGATTTTGTATTCTTAGAAAACGATAAAGTAGATTTCTATAGTGTAGAATTAAAAACAGGAGAATGGCAAGGTGTTTCATATATATATGGACAAGTTTCAATTAAAGAATCACCAGAACTAGGAACAGCTACGTTAAGCTTTACTTATACTATTATAGATAGCGGGAAATTTGAAAATGATGATCTGATAAACAATCCCGAGTTTAAAAATTATTTAGGAGCAGTCCTACAATATGTAATATCAGATTCACTAGAAAATAAAAAGGCAAAAATTGGACATATCGACACAAATACCGACACACATACTGAGTCATCTGATTAATGATGAAGAGTATTGTAGACGAGTAATACCATATCTTAAACCAAATTACTTTGACGGAAGTCATAAAGTAGTATTTGATTTAATTGTTGGATTCGTCAACACACATAACAAAGTACCGACAGGTAAAGTTTTAGAAATAGAATTAAGGAAAGTTAATGCACCTGAAGATGTACTCAACTTCGCTAATCAACTTATACAAGAATGCAAACAAAAATCTGATCTTGATCATGATTACATTATCGCAGAATCAGAAAAATGGTGCCAAGAAAAAGCGGTTTACAACGCAATCATGGAATCAATCCAAATTATCGATGCAAAAGCTGACGAAACAAGAGATAAAGGAGCTATTCCAGAAATACTTAATAATGCTCTTGGTGTTAGCTTTGATTCTGCTGTTGGACACGATTATATAGATAATTCTGAAGAAAGATTCGAATTCTATAATAAAACAGAAAGTAGAATACCTTTCGATTTAGATTACTTTAATAAAATTACAAAAAACGGTTTACCAAATAAAACATTGAATATTTGCTTAGCGGGTACAGGTGTAGGTAAATCCTTATTCATGTGTCATTGCGCTGCAGCAAATATAGATCAAGGTAAAAACGTTTTATACATAACAATGGAAATGGCAGAAGAACGCATAGCTGAAAGAATAGATGCGAATCTTATGAATTTCCCAATCGAACAATTAGAAACTATGCCTAAAAATGTATTTGATGGTAAGATTAAAAAACTAGCACATACACAAATTGGTAAATTAATTGTAAAAGAATATCCAACTGGGGCAGCCCACACTGGACATTTCAGAGCTTTACTTAATGAATTAAAGCTCAAAAAGAACTTCAAACCTGATATAATTTATATAGATTATTTAAATATTTGCGCGTCCAGCCGCGTCCGAGGGTTAGGTGGAAGTATAAATACTTATTCATATATCAAAGCAATAGCTGAAGAGCTACGTGGTTTGGCGGTTGAATTTAACGTCCCTATTGTTAGCGCAACGCAAACAACCAGATCTGGATTTAGTAATACAGATATTGGTTTAGAGGACACTTCGGAATCATTTGGTTTACCTGCGACAGCGGATTTAATGTTTGCTCTAATTACAACAGAGGAACTTGAAGGGCTTGGTCAAATAATGGTAAAACAATTGAAAAATCGTTATAATGATCCTACTAAATACAAAAGATTTGTAATTGGTGTGGATAGATCGAGAATGAAACTTTATGACGTAGAGGAGTCGGCCCAATCTGATATCATGTCTGACATGACACCAGAGGCAGGTCCGATAAATACATTCGGTGATAGGGAAAGTAAAGACTTCACTGAATTCAAAATATAGAGGAGAAATCTATGAATATATTTACAACAGCCAAAGATTGGCTTATGGCTAGATTGCCTGAAAGAACTTCACACGATGGTGTATTACTTGTAGTAGTATGCGGATCAGTGTTACTTTTTGGTGGTGTAGCTAAACTACTCGCATGGGTAGGACTTGTTTGGGGTGCTTATACCCTAATTAGAGGAGAAAAGTAATGAAGAACTATCTTATATTGCCAGCATTACTGGCAGCACTTTTCACCCCATTTATGTATGCTGATGTAGAAGGATCGGTCGGAGTTGATTCTGACTACTTCTGGAGAGGTGTATCACAAAATGATGGCAATCCTTCAATGAATCTAAACCTTCAATGGAATGGTGATGGATTTTATGCGGGTACTTGGATAGGCCAAGTAGATTTTGGAAACGAAGTCAAACACGAAAACGATTTTTATGCAGGATATGCTTTAGCAATTTCTGACAATATGGCCGTTGACGTGGGGTTAATTCAATATAAGTATGATACTTTAATTGAAGATATGGAAGAAGTTTATGTAGGCGTAAGCTTAAATAACTTTATGTTATATCATCATGTTAACCTTGATAATTCGGATCTAACGTTTACAGAAGTTGCGTATACATTACCTTTTATCACACAACTAGATGTTTCAGTATTATATGCTATGCATTCAGATGAATCAGCTTTATTAGCTGGTGGTGATGAAGATTATTTTGGACTGAAAATGTCTAAAGATTATAAAAATGTTACGTTATCGGCAATGGTAATGGATGGTGCAAGACATGGCGACGTCATGGATATGGCATCCGTAGGAATTCACTATAATTTTTAATAATTTATAAAGGATGAATTGAGTGAAAGTTAACCTTATATCATACTCGCAACCAGCTGAGGAATTTCCACTTGACGGTGATCTTCTTCAGTTGGTCGCATTTTGTGCAAGGGTTTCAAATCCAAAAGGTCAAATAAATGCAAAGACCTCAGAAAAACTTGTTAAATATTTAATTAAACACAAACATTGGTCACCACTTGAAATGGTTAATGTTTGCTTAGAGATCGAAACAACAAGAGATATCGCAAGACAAATCTTAAGACATCGATCTTTCTCATTTCAAGAATACTCTCAAAGATATGCAGATCCTCAAGATATGGAGGTTGCATTTACTACGAGAGAAGCACGATTACAAGATCACGATAATCGACAAAATTCAATACCATTAGATCGCGAAGCTTCCATTAATTATATTTGGGAATCATATCAAGAAGTAATTATTCAAAGATGTAAGAAAGCATATGATTGGGCTTTAGAAGCAGGAATTGCAAAAGAACAAGCTCGAGCAGTTTTACCAGAAGGATTAACTATGAGTAAAATGTATGTAAATGGTACTCTAAGATCGTGGATCCATTATGTAGAATTAAGATCTGCACATGGAACACAAGCTGAACATATGGAAATCGCAAAAGCTGTAGGAGATGTCATATATAAGATATTTCCACTAGATGATATTATTTAAAATAAATGAAAAAAAGCATGTACAAATGCGCCAAACTGTGGTATAATATCCTTATATTTAAAAATAAAACACAGTAAGGAGTGTATATGAAACATAAAAATTTAAATGAAGCAGTTGATCAACTATGTGGTGATCTTAAAACCGCAAGTGATAATGCTCACCCACGTTTAGCTAAATACAATACTTTTACCGCAGAAGCAGGTAGAAAATTTATTAAAATTATCAATATCGATACTTTTAATGGTGAACCAGCTTCCAGAGTTTGGGGATTTATTAATAAAGCTGAATTTTCTAAAGATAGAAAAATGGCAAATGGTATTAAAACTGTTACTTTCAAAGAAGGTGATGTTTTAATGGCAAATGGATGGAGAGCTCCAGCACTCAACGTTGCAAGAGGAAATCTTTATGATGGATATCATGTAAATACAAGAAGAGTAGCTGGTCCAGATTACACGAGCTCAAATAGAACATTATGAAAAAATTTATAAATCAAAGCATTGGTGCTAGAACATACACCGCGATTGAAACTTTTCACACCGAAACTGAAAGAGAAGATCGAATTAAAGAACTGCAAGAAACAGATAAAGATATAAACTTTAAAAAGAAAGTAGCCTTTGATGTACAAGATGCTTTTTTATTAGAATACACGATATGTATGAACTCTTAACATTAGCTTTAATAATTGTTTTAGCTGGATGTGGATGGACATCATACAAAATTGGAAGAAGAGATGGAGCTGAATCTCTTCTTGAAATATTACACAAACAAAAGATCATTGCATACGATAATAAAGGTGAAGTAAGACCAAATCCGTTCTATCAAGAGAAAGAATAAGATTTTAAATTGTATAAATAGATCTAACAAAGGAATTTATTTTATATGCAATCTTTTAAAACATTTAAACCGATAATACTGAAAGAAGTTTCCTCTTTAGGTGGAGGTGAACTTATGAAAGATAAAGCGGGTGGTGGTCCTCGATTAGCAATTCTTCGAGATCTTATTGCAAGAAATATTCCTTTAGAGCTCGTCAAAGGTGGAACATTCGTTGTTACTGATAAAGAACGAGCAGAATTAGCACTTCAAAAATACGAAAAAGATCAAAAAGTATTTGTACTTATTGGTGGACCTGATGGTAAAACTGAAGTTAAAAATACACAGTTAGCTAAATCAGCAGTATTTGGTGGTGGTTCAGGTGGAAATAACGCATCGTATGTAACTAAACTAACAGAATCTCATCAATGTGTATTTTGTGATGCTATGTTAACACATGGTACACAACATAATATTGATTGGTATAATGCAGAAGTTTTAACAAAATCATATAAAAAAGTAGATGTAGATGCATCTTTAAAAGAAATACTTACTATTGAAGGTGATTGGGTACAATCTGCATATAATATAGCTAAAGCTTTAATTGAAAAAGGTTATATTAAAAAAGGTATGGTTTTCCATAGAAATTCTCCATCGATGAAAAGAATATATGCTTTAAAAGATATCGCATATGCTAATTCAGATATGAAATCATTAAAAGATGATAAGTGGAATCCTGGAGATATTTGGGCTATTGAAGCTGGAAGAACACCCGATAATTTATTGAATACACAAAACGTAAGAGGATTAAATATTTCTATTTTAGATGGTTTTTCTAAACAAAGAATAGTTGGTATATCTCTTAAGAAAGCGGTAAAATCTGTATCGATAAAAGAATTTAATATCGATATTCCACCAGATGTAGATGATCACGTATTAAAATCGTTTGAATTACAAAGTAAAGGAGGAACATTCTTTTCTGCTAAAAACTCAACAATCGTTTTTGATGATGGAACTGCTACAGTTAAAGATGGAACACCCTTTGGATCATTAAGCTTAAGTATATTATTAAAAGGTTCTCGTGGAGGATCTGGTGGTTGGGCTGTAATGAGAGATGCAGCAGAAACTATATTTAGAAAATCAGTTATGCCTAAAGGTTATGCTGCAGGTGTAAGTAAGGTTGGAAAAGAAATTTTTAAAGAATATAAAAAAGGAAAACCTGGTAAGAATGCAGAAATCTTTTGGAAATTGTTTAAAGCAACACCAGATGGTAAAAACTTTACAAGAGAACAATTCGATGAAGAAATGAAACAAGTAAAGGGTGATTTTATGGCTGCTAAGCTAGGATCACTTTACATTTATCATGATGTAATGATTAATAATAAATCAACTAAGAAAGCAAATAGATGGATAACGAAAGTAATCAATTATGCAGGATCTAAATCAGAAGATGCGAGTGCATATATTAAATGCTTGGAAGGATAATGATAACATTTAACGAAATAAGAATAACAGAAAAACTATCTATATCACAAGGTATAGGTGCGTGGATAAAAGATTTTATGAAATCTGATGCTCCACAATTTCAAGGTAAGAGTATGGATGACAGAAGGAAAATGGCAATTGCTGCATTTGCAGCTGCTGGAGGAAAACTGTGAGAACACTAAAACAACACTTACATGAGGCCGCAGGCAAGAATACACATATGACACATATTGAAGATCTTGTTCTGGACGGTGGAGTCAAGGGGGCACGCCAAGCTATTCTCGCGTTAAGATCGCTAAGAGATATGCTAGCGGGTAATACATCATCTGCAGTTGATGTGACCGTTAAATGGGACGGTGCCCCCGCCGTTTTCGCAGGGGAAGATCCAAGTGATGGTAAATTCTTCGTTGCGAAAAAAGGTATCTTTAATGCAAATCCTAAAGTATATAAATCTCATGAAGATATTAAAGCTGATACTTCAGGAGATCTACAAGGAAAATTAATTAAAGCCTTTGATAACTTAAAAGGTCTTGGAATTAAAGAAGTAATTCAAGGTGATTTTATGTTTGAGAAAAAAGATTTAAAATCAGAAACTATCAACGGAGTAAAGCACATTATATTCCATCCGAATACAATTGCTTATGCTATTCCTTCTACAGATCCTCTCGCAAAGATTATATCAAATGCTGAAATAGGAATTGTTTGGCATACTTCATATCGAGGTGTAGCATTCGAAACAATGCAAGCCGAATTTGGTAGAGATATAACATCTAAATTAAAATCATCAAAGAAAGTTTGGATGGTTGATGCTAAGCTTCCTTCAACAGAAGGTGCTGTTATGACTGCAGCAATGACGAAGAAGGTAACAGAAAAATTATCAATGGCAGGAATTATATTTAAGAAGATTCAAGGTAGTACACTTAAAGAAATAGAATCAAATAAAGAATTAAATCTTGTTATGAACGTTTGGAATAATAGAAAAGTTAGAGAAGGTCAAAGAATTAAAGATACAAAAAAACATGCAACTGGATTAGTCATGTTTGTAAGAGAAAGATATCAAAAAGAAATTGATAAAGTTAAAACACCAGGTGCAAAACAAGCAAAAGCCGATAAAAGAGATGAACTTTTAGCGTTTTTTAGTAAGAATAACATAAAAAACTTAGCTTTAGTGTATGATTTACAAAATTATATCACAGATGCGAAGTTAATTATTATAAATAAACTAAACAGCTTGAGTTCTATGGGAACTTTTGTTAAAACTAAATCCGGATTTAGAGCAACCAATCACGAAGGTTTTGTTGCTATAGATCGTATGGAAGGTGGAGCAGTAAAATTAGTTAATAGGTTAGAATTTTCTACTAACAATTTTTCTAAAGATATTATAAAAGGTTGGGATAATCCCAACTAAAATGGAAATAAACCAAGGATTATGATTAAGTCATTCAGTCAATATATTGTTGAAGCAGATAATAAGTCAGTGCACTTTGTGTTTGGTAGGTTCAATCCACCAACTACGGGTCATGAGATTCTCTTCGATAAACTAAAAAGCATTTCAAATGGTTCGTATAGAATCTATTGTTCAAAATCAGTAGATACTAAAAAGAACCCACTTCAATTCAAAGATAAAGTTAAATTCTTACGTAAGATGTTTCCGAAACATGCTCGCTCTGTTATGGCCGATAAAAATGTAAGAACAGCAATGGATATATGTGTATTATTATACGATCAAGGTTTTA